TTGTATACTTTTTGTGCCTTGGGTTTCATTTGTCTTCCTACATACCTCACCGAATCCTTGGCGAGGTCGCTTACCGCAGGGCGAAGAGATTTAGGAACAACCTTGTTGTATCCTTCCTGTAAATCATCACGAAGAAGACCTCCTGAAAGGGCGTTCACGTTGGACTGGGCGTTGGGGTGGCGAAAGTAGGGGGAACTCATCATCGCAGGGTGTGCCATAATTCTATGGTGAGATTTTGTGTAAACGATTTCCTCCCCATCATCACTTCCGGTTTCATAACCATCTTCGCTAAAATCTCCCTCTTCGTTCATCATTAAATCTCCGCCAAATTTACGAAAACCTTTGCCTTCATTACCATCTTTTTCTTCTTGTTGACGTGTTTCCTCTTTACCTTCTTCTTCATAAAAAGCATTTGGAGCGACTGCTCCTACTTCAATCATAAACCTTCGTTCTTCTTCCGTTGTTGCTTCTCCTTCTCCATCTAACAAGTTTCGTATTCTTCCTGCTTGTCCAAATGTTATGTTTCTATTTACACGAATACCGAACATACGAAATACTCGCTCCGGAGTTAAAACTACATTCATTACATCTTTCTCTTTTGGTTCTTCTGTTTCAGGTTCTTCGTCTGGTAAGTCTCCTACCACAGCTGGTCGCATTTCACCCGAAGGCAGAGGTACACCTGCTAAATCAGGTATTCTTTGTCGCTTTGGTTTTTCTGTTTCCCTCATCGTGAAAGGTTCATTTTGATACTGTCCTTCTAACCCTAATTCACGAATCCGTTTTACTTCTCTTCTATTTGGTGGGTTTCTTAAATTAGGTCTGTCTGTTAATAAAATGTCGTGTAGTCTTTCCGCTTCACCTCGTGTTATTGTTCTGTTGGGTCTAATTACATAAAACCGGTCCACATCATCAGGTTCCATTTCATCTTCTAAACTAGGAAATATAGTTGCTACGTCTGGGGGTTGACCTTCTTCTTCTTCTTCATCGTAATCATCTTCATCATCGCTGACTGCTCCGCCTTTAAACGCTGGTAAGTTAGACTTGAACCATCTAGTTATCCCTTTGTTATCCTTTTTACCGCTGTATGTTCCCCCCAGTTGTTTATACTTTTGAACGATAAACCCACTCTTGTAAGCACTTGGTTTTGAATACGTTTTGTCGGCAATCTGTTTTGCTTTTTTATACAAGTCAGGGTGGTCAATTCCAGTTCCTTCTAACCCAACACCTTCTACATCTTCTCGTTCAAACCTTTCAACACTTCGTGGAGGAGACTTTGATGACGTTGCTACCAAATCCCACAAATCTGGTGATTGTCCTAACGAAGACTCTAATGTATCTGGTGAAGCATCGCCCAACCATCGTTGTGCTATTTCCTCTTGGAGTTGTCTCTCTTTGGAAGACAATAGTTCTCGGTTAGGAGACTTATCGCTGGGTAATGTCCGTTGCGTTGATTTAGAAACTTCTTCTACTGGTTTGACCGCTCTTGCTTTTGCTAATTGCTCTCTTGCTTTTGGAGTTAGTCGTCTCTGTTGACCGACAGCATCTAAACTCAGTTGGCGTATTGCCTTTGCTTCTGCTAAATCAAGGTCTGCTAAACCGTTGTCTTCTGGGTTAAGACTTACCTTATCTCCGGAGGGAAGTTTTGCTTTGGGTTGAGGCGGTTTCTTTGTTAACCAACTTGGAGCAAGTCCTAATATTGTAGCGTAAGCACGGGCACCAAATGACTTGCCCCCATCTGCGACCAGTCCTGTCTCCAACTCTTTATCCGTTTCTGCTTTGTATCGCTCGTCCTGTCGTCTCGCATAGAACCACAAAGCATCCCAAGAACCTTTTTTGTTTTTTTCTACTCCTTCTACGATTTTGTCTAAAACAGGGTTGTTTGCTGTTCTGGCGAATTGTATCGTATCGTATTCTATCGCTCCCTTGTTGAAGGGATTATCCTCCGCATCAAAATTCTGTTTATACGCTCGCAGTTGTTTCCAGAACGCTTGTGGGTCTCTTTCAATCAGGGGTCGTTCTTTTGGTGGTGCCTTTGCTAATTTTTTAGGAAGAGGTCTCGCTAATTCTTCCGCCATTTCTGCTCTAAACGCTTCGCTTTCACGAGCAAGTCGTTCTGCTTGTTCATCTAATCGTTTACGTTCTTGTTGTCGCTCTTCTTGGGTTTTTTTGGGTTTAACGACGTCATCCAAACTCTTTCCTAATTGACGAAACCGTAATTCGTTGACTCGGTCTTGTGCTTCTTCTTGTTCTCGTCTCTTCCTTTGTTGTTCTTCTCTCCACTGTTGTAGTTGAGGAGCGACTTCTTCCTCTCGTTGTTTTTTCGCCTTTTCTACCTTGCCTACTTTCAGTAAAACCTGAGGCGAAATAAACGAGTAATCTGTCTCATCTTTTGATTGTCTTGATTCTCTTACCCTTCGTGATAATGCTTGTAAATGTTGAAGAGCGTCCTCATCAATATCGCTTCCGCTGTCAGTTTCACTTGCTCCGCTTTCACTATCACTTATGGAGAACGCTTCTTCATCTTCATCCAAAGGGTCTATAATTCTACCGACGCTTGTCAATACGGCATTCTGTTTTCGCTCAGGAGGTTTTCGTGGAGGAGGTCTGGGAGGTCGCCCACGAGCAGGAGATGGTGGAACGACTGGTGCCGGTTCTGGTGCCGGTTCTGGTGCCGGTTCTGCTAAAACAGACTCCTTGCTTCTGCTTCGTGTCTGGACTGAGGTAGGAACACGTCCCTTTAATCGTTTAGGCGGTTCCACATCTCCCTTGTAAGGAACTGTTCCATCTAACGCTTGAAGACGTGTGAGTTTGCTGTTTCCGTATCCTCTGGTAGACCATCCTCGTTTAATAAACTCAGCGTTCAACTCTTTCAACGACATTTGAGAGAATGCTTTGGGAGACGGAGCATTCGTAGACATCGTCTCTTCTACACTTTCAACGGAAGGAATTCGTCTCGGGGACACCGGAGTTAAAAAGTCCATTACCGTAGCAGGAGTAGGGCGTGTAGGAGTTGGTGCCGGAGGGTCTACCTTGACCGTAGGCAACTGTTCTATGCCTTTCAATCCGGCGAGTTGTTGAGCGAGTTTGTTTTGTGTTGTATTAGGAACGTTAGGCGGACGACCTCTGGGTCTACCTTTGGGGACTTCCTTAATAGTTGCTAATTCAGGAGACAGAGAACGTGGTTGCTTGAACGTTTTGTCTTCTGCCGGTAAAGCAGGTGCTGGTTGAAACGGTCTACCAAGGTTAGGAGACGCATTTCGTATTTTAGGACGAGACGGTTTAGGACTGGGTCGGCGTGAAGGAGGAGGTTCCGGTTCTGGTCTTACCTCCGTAGGAGTTAAATCTCTTCGTTTAGGTGCCGGAGGACGTTTTGTAGGAGTTGGTTGACGAACTTCTGCGGAGGCAAGTGTATCAAACAAATCCTGAGCGTCTGTCAATTGTTGAGTTGGAGAAAGGTCTTGATTCACAAGTTTTTCTACCACCATCGCCAACTGTAAAGGGTCATCTGGTAATACTGTCCTTTTAGCAGGTGCCGGAGGTCGTCTTACAGGTGCCGATGATGCCCTTGGACGTGATAGTTCTACTGATTTTGCTCTCAACTGTTCCAATACAGGGTCTACGATAGAAGGGCGTCTACGAACAGGTGGTGGCGGAGATGGTGGAGCATCACGTTGCCGTTGAGCAATAGCGTGTAAACGTTTTGCCCCTCCTTCTCGTCTTCCTTTGGGAAGAGGAGGTTTTTCAAAATAGAGTTTATCCTCCAATTGAGGGGGTGGTTCTTCATCTGGTTTAAACTTAGGAGGTCTACCTTTTCGTTTTCCTTTGGGAAGAGGAGGTTTTTCAAAAGTGAGGTTATCCTCCAATTGAAGGGTTGGTTCTTCATCTGGTTTAAACTTAGGAGGTCTGCCTTTTCGTTTTCCTTTGAGTGCAAGAGGTTTTTCAAAATTGAGGTTATCCTCCAATTGAAGGGTTGGTTCTTCATCTGGTTTAAACTTAGGAGGTCTGCCTTTTCGTTTTCCTTTGAAAAGAGGAGGTTTTTCAAAAGTGAGTTTATCTTCATCCATTTCAAGAGGGGAAGGTAAAGGAAGCGGAACCTGTTTCAATTTTCCTTTCTTACCTTGAAGGAATTTTGCTTCTGGTGGAGTAGGAATGAATGCCGGAGCGTTGATTGTAGCAGGTTTCAGTTTTCCTTTCTTACCTTGAAGGAATGATGCTTTTGGTGGAGTAGGAAGAGATTGCCGAGAAGGTGCCTTGATAGGTTTCAGTTTTGATTGAGCAACTTGACGTGGGGTTAAACGAGGAGGTTTTGGAGGTTGAACTGGTGCCGAAGGTAAATCCACCGGTGCTGAGGGAGCAACCGCTTTTGAAGGACTTAATGTCTTTTCATCCAATCGTTCCTTTCGTTTTGCTTCTAAACGCAATCTTGCGTCCTCTTCCATCTTAGCGGATTCGTGCGGTTTAGGAACAGAGATATTCAAGTCTTTAAACAAGTGTTTTTTACTACTACCTTGGGGGACTACTTCATCTGGAAAATCTACAAGAAGTCTCAATTGACCTAAGATTTTTTTACCCAATCGGCGTTCTATCGCATCCGTAGTAGGAGCAACCGTTCCTTTCTTTGTCATTCCAAGAAGAACTCCTGCTTGTCTTTGATTAAAATCTAATTCTCTTAACGTAGCATATCGTTTCACTTTTAGACCTTTGAATATCGTATCCAATTGTAAATCCAAAGGGTCTAGTCTTTTAAAGACCGGACGGTTAGGAGAAGGCGACCTTCGTTGAGGTGATGGAGCACGACTTCTTGATGGAGACGCAGGACGATAGGATGAACGGCGAGGCGGAGATGGACTGCGATTACGAGGCGGTGCCGATGGCGGTGCCGGAAATCCGGATTGTTCTTCCATCGTGCTTCGTTGACCTTTTGGTATTTTGTCTTTCATAAAATCCCACCGTTTAGACTTATCCATTCCACCAGTTTCTACAAATTTTTCTCGTGTTGCCTTGCTGATGCCTATATCTTTTAAAAAGGCATCGTGAAGGATTGGAAATGAAAATACATCACTCAACCGAATCGTGTCCTCTCGTAATAAATTCTGTGGACCGACTTTGGGACGCTTTTGCCGAGGTCGCTTCTTCTTTTTTTTGAGACCGTCCCCTTCCATATACTGTGGGGGCAGATAAAAACAAGAAGCATTAAACCGATTGCTTTCCTTCAACTGGTTCTGTAATTGTATTCGTATTAATGACTTCGTTGCCTAAGGTAATTGGTTTGCGTAGAGCAGGGTCAGCAGACTGAAAGAAATGTTTCAAAAGAAACTCATTTTTCAAATGACTTTTCTCCTTATTCAAGTCATCAAAGATTTCCAAGAAATGATTAGCGTCAGTATACAAGTCGCCTGTCCTACCGTGTCCTACGTTGATGTAGTGAAGAAACGCTAAACAAAACCATCCGCACGCCCCAGACATTAACGATTGAACATCCTTGTCGCTATGCGGTGGATGACCTCCAAGAAAATCAATCACTTCTTGTGGAGGCGGTTGACCGAACGAATCAAAGTAGATGTATTCGGTCTTCCCAGTAGGGTATTTGTTCGCCTGAAAGCATACGTAATGAGACCCTTCATTTCTCATACCGTCTTCATCAAATTCGTTCTCTAAGTTCACGATGTAGGATTTACCGAACTTGAATTTTGCTTTCTTCAATCGGTCTTTGAAATTACAGAAGACCAAATCTACCCCCATCCTTCCGGCAAGGTCATAAATTTGTCGGTCGCTTAGTGCCATTAGTATACTTACATAAAATTGATTTAACTTTCAAACTTAATTCTTGTTTACCGATGGGCGTTGTTTATATGATTTGTTGCTTAACAACCGGAGAAATATACTATGGTTCTACCAAAGTAGATTGGAAAACACGATTGAGACGTCATCGTCATAAATTAAACAGGACTTCTTCTAAACAAATCATCGCTAGGGGAAATTACGAGTTCATCGTGTTAGAAGAAGTAGATGACAACCAACTACTTATTCGTGAACGATACTATATTGATACGTTTCCGTGTATTAACAAACAACGTCCATTTATAACAAATGAGGAATCCAAAACATACCACCAACGATGGAGTAAAACCTATTATGAAACTCATAAGGCAACTATGATTATACAACAAAGTGAATATCAAGCACAACACAAAGAAGAAATAAAACAACGAGCGTCAAAACCATTTGAATGTGAATGCGGTTCAACTGTTAGATGGGATGTAAAGTCAAAACATCTACAAACCAAAAAGCATCTTGCCTACCAGAGGAGTTTAGCGATATAATACCCACGAGTTCCTTCCGCTTCTATTTCTTTTTTATGGCGTATACGGTATAACCTACGGCGTTCGTCAGCGTATTCTTTACCTTTGGTTTTAATGTAAGTTGGATAATCGTTCATACCTCTTGCTCCTCCGGAGAACATATACAAACCTCTATGGTCGTATACGTCAATTTTGTACTTGGGCGAGTCGCTAGGAAATACTTGAAGACCCATTTCTTCTGCTTTCTTTTTAGTGTACTTTGTAATGGTATACGGTCTCATACTCTGGGGGAAGATAATTCCACATCTATCCCGCCGAGAACATTCTTAATGACAGTTCCCTTCATCTCAGGGAGTTCTACAATCTTATCAGTAATGGTTCCTGAAAGAACCAACGCCCTTTCTAAATGCGTTCTATACGCCGTCAAACATTCGTCTAAGAACTTTTGACCGTTTATCTCTCTATGATTGACATTCAACTTCAACGTAGACCCTATCCTGATGGCGAGGAGTTTGAAATTGTAATACGCTTGTAGTTCTGCCTTCATCTTATCTTCTACTTTGAGGAACATCTGTATACTACTAATACAAGCACAAACCAGACTAAACACACAATTAACCAGCGAGGTCTTACTTTGCGAAGTATAATTCGCAAGAGACACAGCGAGAACGCTATTAATTGAAGCAAGAATAATGAGGGGAAGTTGGAAGTATTTGAGAGTTGACTGATAGTATAGATAAAGAGACTTGTGCTTTCGTTGGAGGTCATTACAATTGTGAAGAATGTTTTTGAGAACTCCTTCCACATCTTCGCTCCAAGACTCTACGGTAGATTCGTCGTCGTCGCTCATAGTATACTGTCTTTCTTTTTTTTCAAATAGTTCTTCATATAGTCAGGATGGTTCGCTCTCCATTTCCGCATACTCTCCAAGTATCTCTCCCTGTTCTTCTCCTGCCACTCTCCTATTTGTTCTTTTATCTTGTTCTTGTTCTCTTTGTAGTAATTTTTGGCGTATTCCCTCGTCTCGGGGTTGTTTCTGTATCGCTCTCGGTTCTTGTCTCGGTTCTTCTTCCTTGCTTCTGGTGTTGTATAATACTCTTTTTGAGACCTTGTTGGAACCTTGAAGTTATGAGAAGGTTTCAACTCCTCAATATAAAACCTCTCTCGTAAATGGAGTTCCTTTCGGTCAGTATACTCAATCTCCTCTACGACCTTCATCTCAAACGCCTTCCATCCTCCATTATCCCTGATAAACGTATACAGAGGAGAAGTACACACAATAGACTGGCGTTTATGGTTTGCCTTTCTCATAGAAAAGCATTTTGTAGACCCTACGTATACTACCCCCATCGTTCCAAGTATACTGTATACTGACCCTTTCATACCCCTTTTAATTTTATGTCTTTATGTTCCTTTTGATTTATTAGTATACTTACAAAGTCCAACAGGGACGAGATGTTCCGCTGAAATCTATATTACCCAAGTATCTCAATACACCACTTGCGTTGATTCCAACATTAGCAGAAGTAGTTCTATTTGCTTGAAAGAGAACATAACCATTTGTTTCGGTTGTCGTAAGTGTCCAAGCAACACCGCTCAAATTATTCACCGAGAGGACATATCCTACGGGGGGCGGAGGATTGGGTAAAAAGAAAACTCGTCCTGATGTTGTTCCTGCCGTTGGTGTAATAACAAGAACTCCAATTACCGAATTTATATCCAAAGTGCTATTTACATTTCCGCTTGTAGATACAATTTGTTGAGAGGAGGGAGATGTCCAAACAGGAGGCAAGGTGTCCCCTTGACTTACCAAATACTGACCTGCGTCTCCAAAATCTGCGTCTTGTAAAGATACAACATCATCTACAATATTAGGTGTAGCGTCAAATCCAATTGCTCCTGTTGGACTGACTTGGAATCCTCCCGTTCCATTTCCATACGTAATCACAACGGATTTATCTGCCGAACCCGCAGAGTTAGCACCCAAAATTTGATGACCCGTAGAAGACATATACCCCGCTCCTTGTATCTCAAAAAAAGTATTGTAAAGAGCAGTTGCCGTTTGACTGACTTGACCCATCGTCATATAATCTCCGTCGCTTTCGCAAATAGCGATGATGTTAGACGAATGAGATGTTGCCGAAATGTTTTGAAAGATGACTTCGGCAAACCCATCACTTACCTCAGCAACAAAACCTACATTATTATACACAATAAGAGCATCTCCATAACCAGCGTTGGGCGTATAGCATAAAGGTAAATCGGGAGTGTCAATTACAGGAGAAACAAGAGTAAAAGGAGCGTTTATGTTAAGAGGTTGTGTGATTGAATCAGTCCCCATTCCAATAGCACTAAATGTTGTCGTTTGAGGAATATTCCCATTTGTTATGACCATCGTTGTTGGACTTATCACATTTGTAGAAGTTATGACAGGGTCTTCGCTGTAAAAATTAGAAGTAAGAGTAAGAGCAGGCGTTTCTCCGTTTATTGTAGCGGATGAAGTGATATTGTCAAAAGCGTCTTTTGCCTCAATAGTGATACTGCCTCCACCTAATACATTTGAACCCCCTCCTATTGTAGGAACAAGGGTAATGGTTTGTCCTGCGTTCGCAACCCCAGCAGGTGAGACATCAAGAACATCGGCGAGAGATTGCGACCCACCCCCAGCAGTAATCCAAGCAAGGTCGTTATTCACATCTTTACCGATGACTTGTCCTGCCGACCCATTATCTGCTCCAATTTTAAACTTATTTCTTGATATTTCTAACGAACCTCCTACCATATCATAAACAGTATCAAACAGAGTAATATCATTAGGAGAGATGTAGGTGTAGATTGAAGTTCCTTTATTATCATCATAAACCCTCATATGGTTGTAGTCGTATTCTGCTTCAAAATCCCCCTGTAAATACGCTAAACTATTTACACCTAAGGTTGCCGATATAGTATCGCCTCCACTTGCTTCGTTAGTAAGAATCAAAGACGCAGGGGAAAGGGTGCTTGTCGTTGTGGTAGGAATAGGAGGGGTTAATGGTCCATTATCTACATTTTGAACGACAAATCCGTCATTCGCCATTTCAGCATAGTTAGGAGATTCTATTTGTTGAATTTGAAAAGAAGAGGTCGCATACCCGCTTCCATTTGTAATTGCCTGTTCCAAAGTTGTGCCTCCACCTCCACCACCCGTAATCCAAGCAGGATTATTATCACCATCTTTGCCCAAAACCTGTCCTACTTCTCCAAAATCATCGTCAATTCCAATACGATATGCTTCAAGCGTAAGGGTATGCGTTATGTAATCAGGGTCTACATACTTATTATCGGTGAGGACAAGACTATCTGCTTGAAGCAAAGAACTATAAGTAGGAATAGAAGGGGAAGGAATTTGTGCCGAATTGAAAGTTGAAAAACGAGCAAGAGTATCACTTATTTCGCCTTTGCTTTCTATCGTATCTCCGTCTATCGTTTCTACATTATCTACGACCATTCCTGTCCCATCTAAAACATTTGTTTTTTCGGCAGTAGACGTAGTAGAAAGCGTAATGCTTTGGTCAAGGTCTGCTACACTACCGACGGTGAGAACACTTGCGAGGTTCTGCGACCCTCCTCCTCCGCTTGGTTCCCACGTCATAGACCCATCCGGTCCACCACTTGTCAGGACATACCCTTCCGTTCCTGCGGAATCATTCAACAGCAACTGATTCTCTCCTGCCGATGTAGAGAGGATGATGGTATTCGTTCCTACCGGAGACTCGCCATTCTGTATACAGATAGCATCGTTGACGTTGAGTGTCGTCGCATCTTGTGCCGGAGCAAGTGCCGAAACTGCCTGAACCTTAATCTGTAAATTTGACCACGTCGTATTCGTCGTCGTTGTTCCGTCGTTGTATCCAAACCCTTGACCAGAAAAGGCAATCCCCTTTGCCTCCGTTAGCAAATCATATCCTATACTTATGCTTCCAGCACCAACCACTAACTCGTTGTTTCCGCTGTTTTCTGTCCACGTTTCCGCTCCCTGTGCCGTAGGAAACTCCAAATACGTTCCACTTGGTGTTGAACCTCCTCCTATCACAGATGTCACCGTCTCGCTAAAATCGTTGGGGTTAAATATAGGAACCTGACTTAACGGAGGCGGATATACACTCATACTCTTAGATTAGATTAAAAAAACTTATTGAAGTCGCATTATTTGAATGTAGGTATTCGCATAAGTCAACCCTGAAAGAGCACCCGTTGCTACTCTTGCGAGACTATTACACGAGTAAGTTCCTCCGCTATTCAAATTACAAAGGATATTGATGTTGAATGCTTGCGAGGTGAAAGTAAATGGATACGAGATGGTAAACGTCCATAAATCAACATTCTGCGTTGCTCGTGGAGTCATATTTGCTTGATAGACCGTTGTGTTGCCGAACTCTATGGCGACTGAGATTCCTGAGGTAAAGTCGTCATTTGGATTATCACACATACACGTCAAGTTGAAAAGCATCCAATACTTTCCTCCCACGACTAGACCATCTCCTGTGGTAGGACCTGGGATGTATGCGAAAACACCAGTATCAATTCCAGTCGCATTTAACAAGTTAGGCACTATATTAATGATTTTTCCTGTCGTTGTTCCCAGCGTATTGACCTCCTCATTCAATACGTTATATTGATTGACTAAATCCGTAAGAGACTGAGTCGTCGTATCCAATAAAGGGAACTTCTCCGGTTCAAAGATGGGAACAATCTCATAAGGAGGAGGATAAACCGACATAGTATACGGTTAGACATTTGTTTTTTAATCTGTTCGTAAACTATGGCGGAATACCCTACTCCTATCCGTGAAGTTCCTATTTTTAATCCTACGTCATTCCCTCCAAGAGAGGTCAACGCTAATACCGACCTCGCTACTTTACAAGAAGAGATTGCGGTTCTTACCACCGAAGCAGACAATCTACTTGCGAATAGTCTAAATATAGGATTGTATACATCTACTGTGTTCTCCACCCTGCTCACGCCAACGACTCCTGCCTGTATAGGTCAATTACAAACTATCAAGTATACAGAAGGGTGGGTTCTTAACGGAAACTTTGACATCTTACGAGGCGGGCAAGCAAACGTCGGTGCTTGGTATTTTTGGTGGAATAACTCTTCTACCGTGTACAATAACGCTTATAACAACCTTTGGGTCACCATATTCAGTACAACCGATTCCGTCAGCGTCAATTATATGGCGTTTCATAATGTTGTTGAACCTACCTCCGGTTCAGTCAACAACTGTTATTTGTGGTGTTATTGCCCTACAAGTGGTCCTGGGATAGGTCTTACTAGCACGTCTCTTTTTCCAGTAGGTCAAACCCAAAATTTAAACGGAATCCTGTGTGGAAATCCAGACTATTTGCTTACGTAGTCGCTTTCCAAAGCGACACCAAAGGAAGGGTTCGGGAAACGTAGTTTCCTGACTAGTTAAGTAGAAGAACCGCCACCGGTCCGTAGCACAAAGATTGACTTGTATTCGGTCCGGACACGGTGAAACCTGTCCCCATTCCGCTGTATGTGCAATAGACACGAACCACATAGGATTGAGTTGTAGAATATGTATTTCGGATAAGTACTGTATTTTGAGAAAACCAGTAGTTCAACGACCCTGAGGTCTGTGTGAAGATACCTGTCCAGTAATAACAGTTCTCTACGACCGCCGAAGTTGAATTATATAACTGTGTACAAAAGGTTGATATCTTGTTATTGGAAGACCCTCCGTTGACCGCTTGACACCAAAGGTTATTGATGACTGCTACGCTCTGCCCTGAATCTAAACTGAAACCATACAAGGTTGAATATAATCCGGATGAAAGCACCGTAATGACCAAATTATAGGGCGAAGCATTTACCAGTCCTATGTTAGAATAAAGTGTTTCAACTAGATTTACGGTGTTTGATATCGTATCTAATTCCGCTTGAATTGCCGAGGTTGATGCTACTTGGTCTATCTGTTGTTTATATGCCCTCAAAAATGCCTGAGGATTAAAGACAGGATTTATGGTTTCCGGAGCGAGGTATTCTACACCATAACTAATCGCCATACTTCGTATACAGATTATAAATAGGGATTAAGAACCGATTTATAATCTATAATTAATAGATGAAGAACTGGTATGAGGAGATGCCCAAAGAAATGTTAGACGACCTTGCGAACCCTAACTTTGACAAACACCACATTAAGAACCCTTTCCGCATAGCGGTGTCCGCACCTAGTGGTTCAGGTAAGACGAACTTCATCCTCAATCTAATCAAAGCGTTTAGTGAAGGCGAGGGAACATTTAGCGACATTACGGTCATTACCCAGAACAAGGACGAACCCCTCTACAACTTTTTAAAAAAGAGGTCTCCTGACATTCAAATCAAAGAAGGTCTCCACTCTATTCCTCAGTTAGACAAGATGAATAAGAAACAGTCCCATTTAGTTATCTTTGATGACTGTGTCCTTGAAAGAGACCAATCAGCGATTATCAAATACTATATCCGTGCGAGAAAGTTAGGATGCTCTGTCGCTTACCTGTCCCAGTCTTACTTTGACATTCCGTCTCTCATTCGCAAGAACTGCTCGTATTTGGTCTTGCTCAAATTAGGAGGTCTTCGTGAAGTCAAAGACATCCTACGGCAGTTTTCACTTGGTGTATCCAAAGAACAACTGGTAGGTATGTATAACTACGCCACCGCCGAGAAACTCTCGTGTTTCTTGATTGACGTGGAGGAGAAAGACGACGAGAAAAAGTTTAGGAAGGGTCTGGACGAGTTCCTTGACCCTATACAATTCGGTATGCCGGATGAACCTTAAGAATTCATAATGTCAAAGAGAACTCTGTTTGACGCCGTGTGATTTGCTCGCTCAGTCTGCTCGGTTTCATAATGAGACTGCTCGCTTAACCTTACTCGGTAATCTCGTATACTTGTGATTAACTCGGCATCTTTACAACAAGCACAACGCTTCTTGTGAAGTTTTACCCACTTGGTGGCGGTTTGTTGAGAAGTGAATGTTCTATCCTCCCCACAAGGGATAGACACCTTACACTGCTGTCGGTAAAAGTATTTGACCGGCATCTGCGTTTATGCTAATAAATCAGGGATAAAAGTTGGTTCAATTTTCTTACCAAAGGTATTTTACCATCGTTGTAGCATCGCCGGAATAGATTGGCGGAATGACTTTGTATCCTGCTCGTTCAGCGTGTTCTATGTCTTCTTGTTTCATACCATAGTTGCTGAATACGTATACTTTCTTGTATACGCATTTGAAACACTCTGCGTGGTCTAAATGTAGGTATTGATTCTTTGCTTCCGCTTCTTTGAGTGCTTGTTTCCTATTGGTCGGCGTGTGCCACTTGTTTCCTCCCACTTTACCAACAGGTTCTCTATAAATACAAACTCGTGGGTCGTGTCCTTTGTTAACCGTAGAGGGTCGTGTAATGTCGTATTCTTCCACGAAATCCTTGTAGTTTTGCTGGATAATGGGGTCATCAGGGTCAGGGCGATACATCCCTTTCATACAGTATACACAGTCAAGATGCCTTTAAGCGAATTATACTAATAAACCGCTTTCTACACACCTCCGCACTACACAGGGGGGGTCAACCCCTCCGCCATAAATGGTATACAAATAATTTAGGGTCTATTCAAAATATTTTAACTCCATTCCTGTATCTATATGTTTGAAAGGTGTGTAGTGTGTAGGTGTGTAGGATATAGTATACTAATAAATAGTCCATTTAAAACCTCATAGGGTGAGCAACGCTTCTCTGTAATAGACCCTGCGTTCAAGACGACCTTCCAGCAACACATTATCTTTTGCGGTAATCTTGTATTTCTCCTTGTATTTAGAGAACTTCATCGCAAACGCTTTGGAAGGGCAGGTTTTATCGTATCCATTCCTCCTCATATACTCTTTGTATTCAAGATACAGACCCTCAAAGGTAATACCGCTGGTAAACTGAAGCATAAAATCTTCCATAGGGTCTCTATTCAACTCATACGCTTCTTTGAGAGTTTCGGTAATGGGTATATCGGCAGACGTCAACTTACGAGGGGTTTTATACGCCATCAAATAAGTGTATACGGAGTATTGAGTAGAAGGTCTCGCAATCCAATCATAGAAGAAGTCAAAATAAGAATGTTTTCCAATCAACTCGTCGCTGGTCTCTGTCATCGCATAACGACGATTCCCTTCTTTGACGATAATGGCGTGAGTGTTATTACTCGTAGACATATAGTGGCGAACGTTGGTAATGTCAAACGCCTTTTGACCTTTATGATGAACGGAACAAGAAGGAGAATTGATTGTTTTTTTGAGTCTATCGTAAAACTTATTCATACCGCCTCTACCAATCTCGTTGAGGTTGATGAAGACTGCCTTTTCAAGATGACCGTTGAATGTTCCAAAGAGTTCGGTTTCAGGGTCTTCAATTTCATACGATTTGTCTTTGCCGATGATATATCTCAATAGGTCTACCAAAGCGGATTTACCGCTTCCTTCGTTGGTAGAAGAAAGGCATACGAATACGGATGGATTGGAAGGGTATTGAAACATATTCGCCAACCATTTCAAGAGGAAGAGATAGAACTCTTCGTTGTGGTTTGACATAATACGAAGATGTGTAAAGAAGGGTTCTATATCAACAAGCACAGGTTTCAACTTACTTGCTGAGAATCCGTCCCACAAGTTGAGTACACCGTCAGGGCAGGTTGTATCGTGGAGATACATCCCTACGCTGTTATATTCAGCACGTTCATCATCATCTAACCATCGTTCTATAAATCGTTTGTCTTTGATGAAAACATTTTGAAAATTATTGAGTAGGTCGCTTTTGTTTTTAAATACGTATTTTCCGTTTACTTTAAGAGCGTATACAGAGTTATCTTTAACAAAGGCAAGACCGTATACTGTTTCCTGTTTCTCTTTCTCTTGTAGATACAACTGGTCGGCATCATCAAAGTTGAAGTCGTCTGGAATTTTAATGCTGGTGTCGTGGGGTTTTACGATGAAGTGTAAATCCATATCAAACTCTCGTTTTACAAGGTCGTGGAGGTCTTGAAGATAGGATTCTGGGACGTTTCCCTTGACCATAAATCCGTCAAAGACGAGGGCGGTAATTTCGTAAGGGCAGGTCTCTACAATCTTCTCTAAAATCTTGTTTTCATAAAACTGGTATACGTAAGACATTAGTGTACCGTTGGCGTTCTTAGGGTTCTTGGATTTAGCGAGAGCGTAGAGTTCAGGATAATGCTGGATGAGCGATGCTTGTATACGTTTGATTTCATCGTCAAAAGCGACCACCCAAGGATTGCCGTTTTTGACCTTCCACGCTTTATTCATAATCTTATTGACTTCCAACTTGGTCGTCCACTTGGAGAGGATGTCGGTTCTATGATTACAGTATTGAGCGAGGTATTGACAAGGAATATCGTAGCGACGGCATAAATTGTAGATGATGGAAGGGGCAAAATTGACGCCATCTATATCGTCCCCGATGGATTGATACAGAAGACCACGGAATGCTTTGGGGAGACCTTGTAAACCCACAGCGTAAAGACGAAGGCATTTCAGCGTATCGGTAGACGAGCGTTTGTATACTGTTTTTTTGGTTCCATTCTGTTTGATGTATTGAAGAAGAACCTTCTTGACCATTCCATATTTCATCTGTTCGTCGGTTCCATCTTCGTTGGAGGAATAATACTCGCTGGATAATTGCTGAGAAAGATAATGAGCGGAGCGAAGGTCTACTTTTTCAACAAAGGAATATTCCATCAATACTAATAAATCTTAGAATAGTTCTAAATCAATTTACTTATAGATTTATTAGTTAAAACCAAAGTCAGTATACTATACTTATGGAACTCGTAGCGTTAAAGGATAAGTTGGAAAGTCTTACCAAAGAGAAGCAGATTGCCTTGGCGAGACTTTTACTCCGTAAGCAAGTAGTATACGATGAGAATACGAATGGGATGTTCTTTAACCTGAGTATACTATCTCCCGAGGTTTTGAAAGAGGTTCAGGTTTGGTTAGAAGAAGAGAGTCGGGTCAATCTTCCTTAGGAGTTTGGTCGCCTGATTCCAAGCGGTTTGTCTTTTTTGCCACGCTGAGACGCTCTTGCGGTTAAGTTCCTTCCATCGCTCAGGATTTCGCTCTATGAATCGTTTCACGGCATTATACGCCATACTAACTAATAAACATAGTATACGTTTAAATAATAAACTCAATTCGTTATTAAGGACAAACTAAAATAAGAGAGTATACTATGAAGATGACACAAGAGGAATTCCATACCCACGCCCAGCGACTCAACGTCATCATTAATGATGCGTTGGGTTGGTCGCCGTTAACTAATTTTAGGGAATTATCACAGGCAAAGAAGAGGCATTTCAACGTGAAACTGAATGAATACATTAAGAATCTTCCGGACGAGAAGAAACTGATTGACGATTTCAATATGGTCTGTCATTTGAAGGTCTTTGATGACATCAAACCGGAAGACCATTTCATCAAGGAGTTGTCTACGGAACGAAAGGTATTGTTGTCCCCTGAGCAGGAGGAATGGCACAAAGAAAGTCCGCTTTATGTCTAAATCGTATATTTCTTTTGTCTACGTAGTGTATGTCGGCAGGAACACCTCAACGGAACAAACGCCAAGCACAGGCACAACGTCAGGCGTATATGAATTCCTTGCGGTTAGAAGCGAGTAATATCCAGAAGAACTATAACGCCAACGAGATATACAGGGCAACCGGCACGGCGTCCATTCCTAAGGCAACGGAGAATCCTACTGAAAAGGGGTCTTCTATGGAAGGGCGAAAGCAAATGATTAAGGATGCTCTTGTGTCAGCAAAGGTTATGAACTCGTTTGTGGCGGACAACTTCTTGGCGGATATGTCCGATGATGACCTTACCTTTTTCCTTTCGCATCAAGGGGCAATATTGGAAGGATTCAAACCTAAGAATGTTCCGGCACCGGTGTTTAGGGCATATTTTAGGAAATACCAGAAGAAGTTTGGGGATACCTTGGGGATTGAGTATGGTCTTCAACAGGGAAGTGGAGGTCAGTTTGCGTTGGATGCTACGTTGATGGCAAAAGCACTTACGGAAAATCGTGAAGCGTTGGAGGCGATGAAGCAACAGTTGGATAGAACGTTTGATAGACAGACCGCCAGTCAATTCAAAGGGCAAGTGGACGCTCTTTTAAAGAAAATGCCGACACAGGAAGAGTTTGAGAGGATTCAGGCGATTGAGGACGCAGATGCGAGAGAGGAGGCGTTGAGAGCGTTGTCTCAGGAACTGGAAAATATAGGCGATTTGAGAGACTTACGGCAACGCTATGATGAATTAGATAGGTCAAACCTTCCTGACGATGAAGCAAGGATAGGTCAAGTATTTGGTGCTCGTGAAGGAGCAATCGTTCAACGTCAACAGCAACAGCAATTAGAGGAAGATATGGCGAGAGTTAGGGAAGCGAGTGTGTTATCAGCACGAGACCGAGCACTTGAACAACTACTTCAACAAACGCAAGGCAAAGCAACTGCTCTTCGTGGTTCGGTAGCAAGGGATTTACCGCTGGAAGAAGACGAGTTGTTTGATTTAGGTCTTAAACTTGGTGTAGACCAAGCAATTTTAGATAGTGGCGATGACGACTTGATTCGTAAATCAATTCAACGTGCTTCGGTAGAAGGAGATGCCGGTGTTCCAGTTGTTGGTTTTGATGTTGGACCTGCTCTTTCCCCTGATTTAGATGAAGAACCTGCTAATTCTTTTACTCTATTAGCACAAGACTTACAAGACCTTTTGATACGAGTAATTGACAGAATACCGCCATTAGATGTTTTTCAAAGAATGACCCAAGCGGAACAAGAACAAGTGATTAGTGATGTTGGTCGTGGATTAGGCGACGAATTAGGACGACCAGATGTTTTTCCGGTTCCATCTCTACGTAGAATGTTGACGCCGGAAGAACTAATAGATAAGGGATACGACAAACAACAAGAGGCATTTGACATTTTTGATATGGCACGAGGGAGACGAGGAAAACGAGGCGGAGCAAGAGCAAGGTCTCCAACTTCTCGTAGAGATTTAACTGGTGCTGAGGCAAGACAACGACGGTCAAGTGAAGATACAGTAGGCGGTGTTCCTCCGGCAGGAACGGCGTCTCAAATGGCGTCTACGTTGGGTGCCGGAATGAAGGGTCGTGGTCTGGGTCGGTCTAAACCCAAGACTCCGGTGGAGAAGAGCGATGGTTATGAGAAACCAGTTCAGTATACTCAATTCGGTCGCTACTTGATACATCACCCCAAACTGAAACAAGGTATACTTCAAATGAAGACGCCGAAAGGAGGGGCGATTAAGGCGTTGCCGAGCGAATACCTGTCTCCACGGTTGAAGGATACTATGCTTACCCTTGTAGGAAACGGCAGTCCTTCGTTGGAGCAGTTTGACAAGTTGACGCCGGACGAAAAGGAGAAACTCCATCATATCACGAAACACTCTCAATACGAGAAGGTCAGTATACCGAGGGGGCATATGGATAAGGAAGACCAGATGCTTCATAAGTTTACGATACTGAAAGGAGAACTCCTTGCCGGCAACAACTCTAAACAACTGTTAAAAGAGTTTAAGTCTATGCTGATTAAGTTTGTTGAGGAAGGGCGTATACCGAAACGTCAGGCACACGAGATATTAGTTGAGTTGGCGAAAGAAGGAATGTAAACGTATACTATGTGGGGGGTGTTCCTCCGTTTAGGAACTTACTTGCGATTGGCGGAAAAATTGGAATGGTTCAAACAGTTTTACGCAAGAGTCAAGCGACTTCATTAAAATTGATTCGTAAAAACTACTCCTAACAAGGTAAGAAATGACGACCTATACCCAGCGACAGATGGAACAGCAAAAACGCAAGACATCGTTTGCTTGGGCGAAATACTATGAGGCGAAAGCGGAGACGGCGACGAGTACACAGGGTATTGTAGGGATGTTGGGAGCATCTGGTATACAGCGAGTCAACGGCGTTTTGGAACGACCGCCGATGCTTCCTTCTCATATAACAACGGAGTTTATGGAGATGGCGGAGCGTCTCAATAAGGAGCATACTTGCCCTTGCTGTTTTGATTTGGTGTCGGCGACAACGATACATATAACTTGGTGCGGACATATCCTTTGTAAGGAATGTTATGGGAGATTGCCGTTGGATGAAGGAAAGAAGAAGTGTCCTTATTGTCGTAAAGATGTATAGGGGGAAACCCCACGCTTTGTTAACTCAGTAGGTAGAGTGCCAGACTGTTAATCTGGAAGTCGTAGGTTCAATCCCTACACAAAGCGATGGTCGTATGGTCTAATGGTTAGGACTACGGACTTTGACTCCGTCAGTAAGGGTTCAATTCCCTTTGCGACCTTTTTTAGGATTAATTGTTGCCGTTTAAATCTCCTGTGTAAGTATGGCGTTTATGAAGTCTTATGCTGGTGGTCGCCGTTTGAGAGCAGGTCGTAAATTGATGGGTCGTGGAATGGGGAGCGTTCTCCTAAATGTAGGCGGTGCCGGAGGCGGTTCGTCGTATGCGTCTATTCAGGATTACGAACATACAACTGGGCGTCAAGTGCCGATGGGTAGGGGTCTTGGTTTAGGATTAAATAGCAAGTTGGAACAATTGATGGTAAAACCTCTTGCGAAGAAACCGACGACCATTCGTTTTTAGGAAGATTTGGGTTCAATCTTCGTTTTATTTTCTAAATAGAGGGTATGAGCGGAGACACGTTGGTTTTTGATATGGCGAGCGAAAGCGAAGGCGTTCCCTCTGTGTTTGTCCGGAAGGATTGGTTAAGCATTCTGGACAACCAGAACGGTTCGTATCAAGGGAATCAGTCGGTGATTGATACCTCTCAATTGGCGAACTCTAACAAGTATATTAACTACCGTGAGGCATACCTGACGGTGCCGATGCTGATGGTGTTGACTGCCCCTGTGTCCGCTGCCGGAGCAGCGGCACTTCCCCTGTTCTCCACTCGTCCTATGGACCAGTCGGTGGGACTTAAAAACTGGTATGGTTCTATTGTTCACTCGTTTACTTTGGACTACAACGGCACAACTATCATTCAGCAAACTCCTTACATCGGTCTCTGGAACACGTTTAAATTGATGACTTCACTTTCGTGGAATGATGTTGCTACGATGGGGTCGCAGATTGGTTTCTACCCTGATACCAGCGAGAGTGTAGGCAAGGTCGCTTACAACCAGACCGCTATTAGTGGGTCGGCAGTTCTGGGGGCAACTTACAACAATCAACTTGCGAGTGGTGCTCCTTTTGTAATGTCTAACACAAACACAAGTGAATCCATTCTTAGCGATTGCCCTACTAACCTTGGTCTTCAAAAGCGTCAAAAAATGTGGAACTTTAACCCAGAACAAATCGCAGGGTCAGTTTCTGGTGAAACACAAGTCTCTCAGGCAGGAACTTTCTATGTGGGCGGTGATGTTCCTGTGAGTAGTGGGTCGCAAGACCCAGGCACGGTTGCGGGTCTTACCAACTTGTGGAAGTCTTACCTTTTCAGTCGTGTGGACACAACCGCTGCGGTTCAGGGTCAACTGTGCTGGGCAATTACCGCTCAAATCTACCTGAAACATCTTCACTCATTCTTTGAGCGGGTTCCTCTGTTGAAGGGTGTTTTCTGTAAGATGACGCTCAACTTGAACCAGACCTCGGTCACTCTTGCGTGTACTGGCGGAACCGGCACAACGACCGGTATTGGTGGGTTCGCTTCTTGTCAGGTTCAGTCGCCTCTTGGTGGTGTATCTCCGCTGATGGTAATGAGTGGTGTAGAAGTTGCTGTTGCTCAAAACACACAACCTGTCAGTCAAACGTTAGACACGTCTATTGTTGTCAACGCTGGTATGGGGACGCAACTTCTTGGGTTCGCCACGACTTACACTCTTTCGCTTCAAGTCGGCAACGCTTGCCTTAACACGACTCAAACTGGTGGGACTGGGGCACAGCAAATTGCTTCTCCTCTTGGTCGTAGCATTCTTCTTAACGCTCCGGCATACTCGTTCTCGCCGGTTTTTGAGGCATCTTACCTTGCCGACCCTGTTAAGAAAATCGTATACACCGATGTTTACCAATATCAAATCGTCAACCAGATTATAAGTGGCGGTGTGTTTAACAACTTGATTACCAACGGTATTGCGAACATCAAGTCGGTGCTGGTTCTTCCGTTTTACTCGGCAGGAACGGCAGGTGTGGTGGCGGCGACTGCTCCTACCAACAACGGTGGTCTTCTTCCTATTCAGTCGCCGTTTGAAGGTGCTGGTGGTGGTCAAACATCTCCTTACATTTCACTCAATCAGTTCAACATTCAAATCTCTGGTCAAAACGCCATTTACAATACGGAGCGTTATTCTTACGAACAGTGGTTGAACCAGACCTATGGCGTCAACGCTGTCAACGGCGGTATGACGGATGGTCTCTCGTCTGGTCTTGTCTCGCAGAAAGACTTTGAGACTTGCTACTCCTACTACTACGTCAACTGCGGTCGTATGCTCCCTGTGGAGGAGGCGGTGCCGAAATCGGTTAACATCATCGGTCAAAATCAGTCGGCGTATGCGATTGACCTTTTCATCTTTGTAGAGTATGGCGTTGAGATTGATATTGATATACTTACGGGCGCCCGTGTCTAAAAATCTCTTTACATCTTTACAACTTCTACACCATACTTGGAGCGAGTGTATACGGTAGAAGGACGCTTCTGCTTACAGGCAACGGCGAGGGGTTCAACTCCCCCACGCTCCAACTAGGGGGTTCCCCCCTAAAACCTCAAAGGAAGGGTTCGGGAAACGTAGTTTCCTGATATTAACGTTAGATAATGTCGTTTTTTTTCTGTGTATAGGAGTATGGAGATTGTCGGTTGTGGTATTTCGTCAAGGTCTATGGCGAAAATGCGAAGAGGGGAAAAAGTGAGGATGACGGCAGGAGATGTAGGACTTCACGTAAAACCGGAGACTTATGACCTGATAAAAAGGGCATTCAATAAGGGCAAGGGTCTTCATATTGCTTTGGATAGAGATGAACTCGCTCATAACGAAGGTATGGGAGTTTTCAAGAAGACAAAGAAGGCGGTTGTGAATACGGCAAAAAAGGTAGGTCGTCAGGTAGTCAAGGATGTGGCACAATACGCTCCTGAGGTGGGGGCGATGGCGGGGACGGCGGCCGCTGTGCTGGCGGGCAACCCTGAGTTGTCCCCTTTCACAGCACTCGCAGGTCAGCAGATAGGAGAGCATTTGGGAAATCAGGCAAAGTCTATGGCGTTGGATGCTTTGCGAACCCACAAGGGGCGAAATCAGCAACCTCGTTCACGAACCCCTTCTGTTGATTTTGTAGGCAATCCTACTCTGGCGAGAGCGAACCTTGGGAATGCGATGGCGAATCTTGCGGATGCGAGGATGACGGCAGGAGAGCGGATGCGTGGATACGGTATTGTAGAAAAATCAAGTATAGGCGTAGGTGGAAATCTGCTTCAACATACGATGGAGAATCCAGCAACCACGTCTAAACCTTTGTCAGCAAACTTTCAATTCCGGCACACGCTTCCTCCTCAATATCAGCGAACGGGGTCGGTATCACAGGGAGGGAGGGGTCTGTATGCTGGGCGAGCATCTGGTCTCGGTGCTGGTTTATACGCTTAATATCCATAGCATTTGCTGAATACGAAGGGGATACTTTTCTGTATTTCTGTTTAGGGGGGAATCCGTGTTCGGCGATGATGGGTCTAATAAAATCCACCGCTTGCTCTAAGGTATAAAACCTCTTATTCAAGTAGCGTTGAATATGTGTTTTTTTAGGATAATGAATACTGATATACCAGTATTCATTAACGGCACAGGCGGAGTAATGTGTCCTTTCACGAATGTAGGATTCCAGAGGTGCCTCCACAGGAGGTCGGAGTTTCCTCTTCCTCCTACTGTAAATATCCGCCATCTATAAAAAAGATGTAGGGGGTCTGCTGAATCAATTTTATTTAAACCGCCATAAACACATCCTCGCAGGAATGACCTTGGTTATATTACACTCATCACAGCACTTGCCTTTGTTTTTGAATGGAGAAGGATTGTTTCCGTATCCTACTGTATCCTTTGCCTTACACAGACAGCAAACGGCAAGGCGAGGCATAGCAGGCATAGCGGTCTTTGTCTGCTCAGGCATCCTAGTATGCTAATAAATCAGGGTTAATTGTAGGTTCAATTTTTTTCAATCAACGTCTTCTAACTGGATGTAATGGGGTTCTACGGCAAGACTGCTCCCCATATTGGTAATGTCTTCTTTCAACTGTTTCCGCATAGGGATATGCTCGGCGTATCTATCCGTAAGGTAAGAGTGGCGGAGAGAGTTGACGGAACACTTTTTACCAAACAACTTGACAAAACGCTGGTTGAGTTTCACAGCGGTAAGAGGTTGTCTCTTCGTATCAAAGAGCAACCACTCGGTGGGGTTATGCTTTATCCACTTGGTCAGTATACTCTTTAACTCTTTCGGTATACTTACCTCCTGCCGACCATAAGTCTTGGCGGTCTTGTATTTGTTAAAGACGAGTTTGTTTTTGAGTAGGTAATTGAAATCATCCGTAGGGTCTTTGATTTTAAAGAGACAGTAGTCCATCGCTCGTCGTGGAGGAATGAATACGCCTCCCATCAACGACAATACGATAAACATCTGTATCGTTTGAAGGTCGGCATCGGTAATAACTTGTTTCTTGTAAATCATATCGGTATACTTTTTCATTTTTTCCCAAAGGGATTTCAAATCCCCCTGTTCCAGTGTACACTCCTTTTGCTTCTCGGTCTTGACTTGCTTATCAACATCCTTTTTAATCTTCTCAGCATTCTTCATCATCAGGTCTCGGTATTCTTCTATACCAGTCAAGACGTAAAGAGGAGCAAGTTTATTGTTGAGAGATTTAAGAGGGTCGTCTATGTAATGGAGAAGAATCGTATTGACGTTCTTAAACAGGTCTATCGTAGGAGTCTTCTCATCAGGGTATACGTTTCTCAGTATACTACGAAGGGTAGACGTATACGTCTTGATAGAAGACGCTGACAGTTTAGACCGGCGTTCCTTCAATAACTTTTCAAAATCCATCTCTATACTAATAGAGGTAGATTGTTCTGTATCAATTTTAAACGAAAATTAAGATTAGATTTCTTTGACCTGTATCTTCTGCCTTAAATTACGAAGTTTGATAAGGTTGGTTAGTATACTGTTGATGAGAGCGACCTCCTTAGTATACAGAGGTTCGGTCTCTTCTGCCTCGCCTTGTTTGCGGTTTTTGAGTTTGGTTAGAATGTCGCTGTTCTCCTTGCTTAAATCATCGTAGATACGGTTGATATAAGCGTCGTTGATATACCCTGACATAGTTAAGTATACTATTAAAGTTCCTATATGTATACGCAAAATTACTTGCCCATAGAGGCGGAATTGAGAGCATCTCCAAGACTAATGTCTTTCTTATCTCTAATGACAAGGGTAATCGTCATCGTAGGGTCTAGTATGATGACTGGCGACTTGTCTGTTCCAAGAATAGATAAACGAAGCGAGTTATAAGTGCCGGAAAGAAGTTTGTTCCAAGCAAACTGTGGAGGAGTAATGTTGATGAGTTCTCCGTAGTTCACAGTAGGAGAGATGGTGCCGATGATGGAGGACGGCGTCGCCATATTATTTTCAATATTGGAAATAGCAAGATAGAGTGTAGGATTAGGATTGACTTGGGGAGCGGTCGTGCTGACGTAGGAGGTATTGATAGTAGAATCCACAGGTTCATAGGGAGCAATCGCCATATTGAAGGTTTGTGGAAATCCTACAATTTTGTAAAAGTTGTTCGCAGGAAGACCAACGGCAGAAAGATACAAAAGAGGAATCACAGCATCAGCAGGGTATGACCACGTAGCGTTATCAGGTTGAGTGTATCCTAATGTGGTTGCTGTGGCGGAGGTTGGAATAGGATACAGATTGAGTTGGACAGCGTAGAGAGAAGTATTGACTGTCCACTCCAAAAAGTATACGAATGAACCTGTGGCGGTAATAAGATAAAGACCATTCTGTATACAGTAGAATTGAAGGTATTGATTTATCGTCGCAATCTCATACAGTCCGTCGGGCATAGTGACTTGATACGTAATTCCATCAGGGGGCCACAAGAATTGATAAATATTGTTGTTGAGAGTTGTGGAGTTGATGTTCACCCAACTATAATACATAGAGATAGACTGAATTGCTATCTCGTGGTTGGGGAACGCTACGGAGTTTGGAAACGAGTATACTAACTGATTGTTTTGACCGTTCTGGACGACATTACTGCTATTTAACACGATAGTTGCCACCATAATTATACTCACAGATTAAAATCCGCCAACCACAACCTATATAATTCTTTTTTACGCCATCGTATTTTACAATACTCGCTATGTTCTTTCTTATGAACTTCCCTATATTCCGTAAGATACTCGGTTCGGTCTTTCCATCCAAATGCGTTTTGTTTATTAACAAGGTTAGGTAAGGTATTGATGTAATGTTGTTCTCGTTCCATCAATACTTCTCGTGTAGTATACTCAAACTCTTCTAATAAACGTATGGTCTCATTACCGTCTAATAGTTCAAACGAAGTCATATAACGTTCTTTTCCTTGTTTGTATTTTCTTTTAGATTGACGATGATAGGTAAGACGACGAGGAAGTCCTCGTTTAAGAATGGTGCTCCCTACATATCCTTTGCCGTTGTTCTCAATCAAGTATACTCTGGCGATAGGCATCAATACCCTATGGGTTCTAAAACTCCTGAATCAATTTTACATATGATGAGAACCTAATACGAGAGAAGGTATTGACATATCAACGTTTCTTCCAATAGACCTCATCGCTTCCAATTGAATACGCTCACTACGAGAGAGGAGTTCACGAGGTTTGGTAGGAGTTATCATCGCATTACTCTTTTGACCGAGGTAATACGCAGTCTGGTTTCCGCCAGCACAGAAGTAAGGTTGTTTGCTCCACGACGCCATCTGGGGAATGTTGTTAGGTGCAGTAGGATGTTGAACTTTCCAGTGAGTTAGAGAGTCATCGCCATAGTTGCCTACATCTACTTCTCTCGCCATAGTATACTGGCGAGAAGAAAAAATGTATACTTGTTCTAATTATAGTTAAACCGTTTCTAAGGCATCAATCAACTCGTTTAACTTTTTGGTGCGATATTCGCTGGTTTGGTCTATCCGCAAGCGTTCTTCCTTCTTGTATTGGTGTTTAATTGTAATGCGTCCCTCGTCCACACATAGATACTGAATGTTTCGGCAGATGTCGCATTTCTTTTTGTGGAGACGTAGAAGGTTGTCCACCGCCTTGCCTGTTTTGGCACCAAGAACACGACCAGAGCATTCAAGCACCCACGTGTTCGGCATCCCACCGTCCATTTTAAGATGTCTTCCTTACCCTGTATACTCTGGTTCAATTTTATTCAAAAATCAGTCTGGGTATGCTTTTGAATTTTATCTATGATGGTATCTATACGAGATACGGTTTGAAGGTCGCCAGTATACGTATCCTGTAAATTTCTTAAACCCTCTATACAAGCAAGAAGGTAATCCTGAATAGGAGTTTTAGAAATGAGAGCGTTATTGACGATGATGTTGATTTTGCGTATACTCTCATTTCTGCCTTCCCCTGCTTTCCATCTCCGTATACATTCTGGAACAAGACTCCTTTGTTCTATATTTAAAAAAGGAGATGTAGTCGTAATACGGTCTCCCTTTTGTATCTTGGCGAGGATTTTGAGGTTGACGATTACCTCATCGGTCTCCATACTGTATACTGTATATTATTCCTTGTCTATCTCAACCTCTTCAAGGTCGGTTGAGTCAGGATACTTGTAGTCGGTGTCTAATTGATGGGCGGGTTCAATCTCCATCTCGGTTCCGTCCACAAACTGTATACTAAGCGTATTATACCTGATTCCCCAGAACTTGACTTTGGATGTATCGTTTAAATCAATCCCCTTCGGGACGTTGAAGACATAGGTTTCGGTATAAGACGCAGAGACCTCCTGATAAGACATTTCATACTAAACCTACTTAGTATACTCTGGTTCAATTTTATTCCAAGGTCTTTCGTTTTCTAAAAAATGTATACGGTGTATTCAATAGTATATTATGCCGAGAGGTATTTGAAGAGAGCATCTCGGTTCTCCTTTGATTTGAAGTAGACGATGATGCCGTTGATGAGAAAGGTCTCCTTTTCCCAACTGAATCCGGAGGGGTCAATCTCCCATTCAACCGGACAGACGCAAAATGTATAGTATTGTTTGCCCCCAACAATAGGGGATTTGTTGTTATCTTCCAATACGGGAAGAATCTTACCCATCTTGATATGACGTTTCCATTCTTTAGTTTGTCCCCGCATATCTTCTTTCGTGCCGAAGGCGACCTCGTTCTGTTTTTGATGCCACATCCACGCAATCTCTCCTCTTTGCCTATCCCGAATGGCGTGTGTTATATAATCCCGCATACCCTCTGTACGCATAAACCGCACGCTCCCTTCGTCTTTAATAGGATTAGGCGGAGATGCCCTTGCTCGGTGAATCCGCTTGATTGTCTTTTGGATGTATTCAATCTCCTCCAATAACCTACTCATATACTTGTCCATATGCTCTTGTTGCTCGGGGGAATTGGATGCGTATTCTGCTTTCATCCCATCGTATATCAAAGTGAGTTTGTGAAGACGAGGCGTCTTAGTTGCTAAGAACTCATCCGCTTCCTTTCCAAGGGAGGA